TAAGGTTGGGTTTAACATACGAAGCATTTAATCAGCATTTTTACAAAAACGGGGCTACTCCGAGCGGTGTTTTTAAACATCCGGGTGAGCTGAAAGAAGGTCCTTACGAACGGCTGAAAAAGCAGCTAAATGAGAACTGGCAAGGGCTAAGAAATTCCGGAAAACCGATGTTGTTGGAGGACAGTTTAGATTTCACTCCACTTGTTGTAAAGCCGGTGGATGCAGAACTGTTATCAAGCAAAATTTTCCAAGTCGCAGATGTTTGCAGGTTTTGCCGCGTACCTTTGCACCTCGTCAATGAGTTATCCAGATCGACAAATAACAACATAGAGCATCAATCTCTTGAATTTGTAATGTACACCATGCTCCCGCATTATAAGCGATTTGAAGGTGGCATAAATACGTGGCTGCTAACAAAAGAACAACGTAAAGCGGGCTATTATTTCGAATACAACATGGCAGGATTGCTCCGTGGCGATGCTAAAAGCATGGCAGAAGCGTTCGCAATCGGCCGCCAATGGGGCTGGCTATCTGTTAATGATATCCGTAGGATGCTGAACATGAACAGTATAGGCCCCTCTGGAGATATCTACTTGCAGCCACTGAATATGATCGAAGCAGGAACGCAGGCTGTCGAGGATCAATATAAAAACATAGTCGATAGCATTTATAAACTTATCGAAACAGGTAAAAAATGAGCAAGTGGTTTAATTTTGTAAATAAAGACAACGGCGAAACTGCGGAAATTTACATCTACGGGGCTATTGTCGATTATAAATGGGATGAAACTGACCCGGAGGTAACACCGATTGAGTTCAGAGACAAAATGCTGGAAATTCAGAACGCAAAAACCCTGAAGCTCTTTATAAACTCGCCTGGGGGTAATGTTTTCGCAGGTTTATCCATTTATCATATGTTAAAAAGGCATGTAGCAAATAAAACGTGTTATGTGGATGGTATAGCAGCATCAATATCTTCTGTAATTGCAATGGCTTGCAACAAGATAATCATCCCTAAAACCGCTATGCTTCTTGCGCATAAACCTTTAATAGCGGGCTTTTTAGTGGGAAATGCGGACAACTTTCGTCGCATCGCTGATGACCTGGATAAAGTAGAAGTGCCTATTGTAGAGGCGTACGCAGCGAAAACCGGTTTAACTGCAGATAAAATCCGTGAAATTATGGCCAAAGATGCTTATATGACTGGTGAGGAAGCTGTAAACCTGGGCTTTGCTGACGCTTTGGACGAAAATAAAAAGATCAAAGCCTCTATTGACGGCGACAATGTAATCGTAAACGGGCAAACCCTTAACCTTAAAAGCTATAAAGACTTTCCTGTTGATAAGTTTAAAAATTTGTTTGTGCAGGAAAAACCGGAACCGCCCGAACCCGAACCGTTAAATGATATCGAGATTTTCGAACGCGAATATGAACATAACCTTAATTGAAAGGTGCAGAAATGGACAAGGAACTTAAAGAGCTGATTAATCAGCAGAAAGCCTTACTCGACAAGGCGAAAGCGGAAGGACGTACCTTCTCTGATGAAGAGCGTACCTTGTGGAATGATCTGCAGGCAAAAATAAATGCCACAAAGGAACAGATCGAGGCGGAAGAGCAGTTTCAAAACAATCAAAATTTTCTTAACCGGCCTGCAGGTGATCCGGTAAGAGTTGAAGTGAAAGACAACGACGAACCGCCGAAACTATTTAAAAATCTTACTGAGCAGCTTGCCTCAGTACGTGCAGCCGCTGGTGGTATGGTAGATAAGCGTCTTACTGAACTCAACGCTGCTTTGGGCATGGGTGAAGGCGCGGGACAGGACGGAGGATTCGCTGTGCAGTCAGATTTCGCAGGTCTGATTTTGGAAAGCTCTGTAAAAGACGATCCTGTTTTGCGCATGGTAGATAGTTACTCCATTTCACAGAAAGCCGACCGTGTAAAGTATGTTGAAATTGATGAAACAGATGTTTCGAGCACTGTTTTCGGAGGGGTGCAGGTCCATTGGGCAGCAGAAACGGTAAGCGTAAACAAGTCCGCGCCTGTACTTGCAGAAAAAGAACTCAAACTTGAGAAGCTGATGGGTTTCGCTTATGTTACTGATGAGCTGAATGCGGATTCAAATTTCGTTGACCAGCTTTATACCAGGGCTTTTACAACTGCAATCAGAAGAAAACTCGTTGAAGGCATTATTTCAGGTGACGGGATTGGTAAACCCCTTGGGATTTTAAATTCTGGGGCCCTTGTTTCCATCGCTAAAGAGTCAAGCCAGGCGGCGGGGACTGTGCTTTGGGCAAACCTCAGCAAAATGTACAACCGTGCCCTGGATAAGTCGAAATGCGTGTGGCTGTGTCATCCGGACGTTGCCGAGGAGTTTGATTTTCTTAATTTTCCAGTTGGCACTGGCGGCACCCCGATCTATCTCCCCGCATCGGCCTCAGGAACAATCGACACATTACGCGGGCGCCCAATCCTTGAGTCCGATCATTGTTCTCAAAAAGGCGCAAAGGGCGATATCTTTTTTGTTGACCTTTCTGATTACATGCTTATTTACAAAGGCGGTGTACAGAAAGACGTATCGATTCACGTACAGTTTCTGACAGGTCAGAATTGCTTCCGCTTTACCTTCCGTGCAAACGGTATGCCTAAACGCAAAAGTGCTCTGACCATTAAAAACAGCAACAACCGACGTTCCAGCATCATTACACTTGACGCAAGAGCTTAATGCTCTTGCACTCGAATAGAATGGAGTGATTGAACATGTTTAATTTTATCCCGATGAAATACAGGTCAAGGGTTTTGTTAGCGCCCCAGGCCACAGCAAGCGCAGCTCAAGCATACCTCGCCCCAACTCCAGGGGTGAAGGGCATTAATATCAGGGCTGTTGTAAAAATGGGTGACTCTACTGATTTGACGCTTTCCTTGAATTATGCTGATAATGCCACAGGGACTAATGCAACTGCTTTTCCTGTCGATGTAGACATCTACAAAGATGGTGTACGGCAGACCGCAGCAAAAGCCTTAACTATTGACGAGGCGACCGGTGACTATATCGTCGATTTCTGTGTCGATCCCGCTACAATCCCGGAGGGTAAACTGGTTGGGTTAGCCTATGCAAATTCGGATGCAGATAACCTGGTTGCCGCTGAGATGATCGAGGATGTGGCCTACAGGCCTACAGCAAGCTAACTGACAGGCGCTAAAACGCGCCTGTTTTGGAGGAAAAAACATGGTAACTAATGTTAAATCTGAGTGGGTTGACGGCAATTTAGTGTTTTACGATGTAGCTGGTAATATCGTTTTAAAAATGGATACGGCGAATAAAACCCTGCAAACAGAGTACAAACTGCTTGGTAGCCCGCTTAACCCGAAAATTCCCTTTGTAGCGGCGGCAAATTTAGCTGCAGGCGAACTTGTTTACATATCAGGTTGGAATGCGACTAAGAATTTGCCTGTTATGGCTAAAGCGGATGCCGATGCGTCCGATCCAGCCAAATGCGCAGAGTTTGTATGCGATGCTACGGTAGCGCAAGATGCAGTGGGTTTTGCAGTAGGTGAGAAGCTCATTACTGGCGTAAACACGAATTCCGCTTCGGCCGTAGGTGCTCCAGTTTATGTCGGTACAACGGCAGGGGGATGGTCGCTGTCGGCTCCATCAGGCGCGGGCTCTGCGATTCAGAAAGTCGGTATAGTAACTGTAAAGAATGCAACAACCGGTGCAATTATGTTGTACCCGTTTTACAGTAAAGTAGTTACTAAAGTCGGATAAATATGATCGGGAATTTAAGGCTTATAACCCCACCTGCAATTGAACCGGTTACGGTTGATGATGTTAAATTATCAACTCGTGTGAGTTATGACGCTGAAGATTCGTTGCTTCAGCTGTGGATCTCATCCGCGCGTGAACTGGCAGAAGATTTTCAGCATCGGGCTTTTATTACTCAAGAATGGGAATTGTCATTCGATACATTTCCGAAGCTACCGGTTGAACTCTACAGACCACCAGTGCAGGAGATTGTGAGCTTTAAGCTATACGATTACCAGAATAATGAAATTGAAATTCCCCTGTCTGACCTGCTGGTTGACACCGACAGCTTGATGCCCCGTGTTACTCTCGCACGGGGCGCAAGCTTTCCAAGTGTTCAGCTGAGGGAATTAGATGCTGTGAAGGTTCGGTATAAAGCTGGCTTTGGTGATACTTGCTGTAATGTTCCAAGAAACGTAATAGACGCAATTCTTTTGTATTGTTCGTACAGATACGAAAACCGAACTGCAGAAGTCGAAAAGGTGCCACAACACTTTTATGATCTGCTAAGACCTGATCGGGTGCACTTATGATGGACCGTCAAAATAAAAAATCTTTAGCAACAGTGTTAAGGCACCGGGTATCTATCCAGGCTAAAACGGAAGCCTTGGACAGCGAAAATGAGCACGTTGAAACATGGAACACTGTAGATAGCGTTTGGGCTTCGGTAGATCCTATTAAAGCTGTCCAGCAATTCGAAAATAGATCTGTAGGGGTAGACGCTACGCATTTAATAAAAGTTCGCGGTAGCACCGTTGTTACAGAATTAAATCGAATTCAATTTGGTACTCGAAACTTTGAAATTTTAACTATCGAGAATATACAGGAAAGAGGCGTTCTTAAAGTAATCACTTGCAAAGAGGTGCGATAATGGTTTTAAGAGGACGAAAACCGATAGGCACATTTAAAAGCAATTTGAATGCTATCAACCGCCAAATCCGCGAAGGCGTTTTGAAAAATGAAATAAAGACCGCAAAAATGTATGTAAAAGAGCTTAAGAAAGCGGTCGGAGATGAGTACTTTGAGGGCTACAGATCGATAGCTGGCGAACCTCCTGCAAAGCAATCCGGCAGACTCCAAAAGGGTATTGGTTTTGCATACGACAGACATGCGCAGGACATCGAAACGCAAGTTGGCTTTCATCGGCCTGCTTACCATGCTCACTTGACGGAGTTCGGCACTGATGCCAGGTATCAGAAAAATTACAAAAAGAAACCTTTGAAAAAATTAAAGTTCGTCGGGTACGTAGCGCCACGGCCTTTTTTCGTTAAAACAATGGTGGCACACCTTGACAAAGCAAAACAGCTCCTTTCGGAACCGGTATTATAATGTACGAAAAAGAACTTTACGAAACTTTAATTTCTGACGCTGTGCTGGTAAATCTGTTAAGCACTTATAGGCTATCCGCGAGCGCAACAAAGCCCGCTATTTTCGACGACGGCGCACCAGAGGGCGCGGAGTTCCCTTACGTGGTTTACCGGATAGAACAGTATCCGGTAGATGGTGCAGTAAGCCGTTTTGAGGTTGTGCTGGACTATTTTGGGCATAGTTCGGTAGCTTCTCGGACAAAAGCACGGCAAGCTATTGACAGGATAATATTACTTTTGAAATATCAGGAAATCGATACAGCGAGATTCGGGGAAGTTACGCACTTTGAACCCTTAGTTTTACCGATTCCCGAACCTGACAGCCGCGGCATTCATTACAACATTAGGTGTGAAGCAAGTGGCATAGAGAAACAATGGCTTGAAAGTTTAACCTAAAAAAGGATGGTGAAATATGAGACACGGCTACTCAGCAAAAACCCCGCAGCACATTGTGTTAGGCGCAGGCGCTCTTTATACGGGGTTCGAAAGCCCGGCTTCACTCGGTACGCTCATCGGGGCGACCCGTGGTGGAAGTGTGTTTAATTACACTCCGGAAGTTACAGATATTGGATTCGACGGGGCCCCGGGCAAAGTTAAGGATATGCAGTGGGTTACAGGCGCGGTTATGACACTTGAAGTAAATCTTCTGGAAGTGACCGCCGATATTCTGAAAATGGCCGCTCCCGGCTTGGTTTCATCTGACTACCCTGTTTCTCCGGGAACGAAGGCGTACGATTTGATAACAGGAAGCTTCGAGATCGACTCTACGGAATACCATAATATCGCTTTGGTTGCGGATATCAAAGGCAAAACCGATCCGCTTATCGTAGTGCTTAAGAACGCGCTTTCCAACAGCCCCCTATCGCTGAACTTTCAGCCGAAGGAAAACTTGGTGCAGGCTATCACCTTCGAGGGGCATTTTGACGGTACGGATCTGGAAGAGATGCCATTTGAAATATACAACCCAATTGACGCGGAGCAATCCGGGGATGGGGGAACCGGGGATGGAGGAACCGGGGGTGGAGGAACCGGGGATGGAGGAACCGGGGATGGAGGAACCGATTAAAAGGAGCTTGGCAGAATGGAAGAGGAGAAAAGAGTAATTCCCATACGGTCGCTTACCTGGGGCGACCGTGAGATGTTTCAGTCTTTTATCGAGGAAGTCGCGGGCAGCCCGGAGTTTGCCCGGATAAAAGAGCTTATAGTTTTTCGGGCTGTTACAACCGAAAAAGAAGAGGAAGAAAAGGACCCTTACAGTGATATGATCCCACTCGCTGAAAGTCTTTTCAAGATTCTTCGGGAAAGGTGTTTGCCAAAATTAAAAGCGTGGCTTGTTGACTTGACAGGATTGTCAGAAGTAGAGTTTAACGAAACCATGCCTTTTGATGCGGACGTTTTGATACTTAACCAGATTCTACAAAGGGAGGAGTTTGCTGGTTTTTTTTCTGGTGCCTCTCTTCTGTTCAGTCGGATAAAAGAGTCCGTGACGGGATTTTTGGCAAGGCAAAAGAAATAAAATATTATCTCAGATTACAAGAAAAGGATTTTAAGAAAATTGAATTTTCTGACATCCTTTTCTACTCTGAGATGATAACAAAAGAGAGGCACGAAAGAGAAAGGCTGGCACTAAGATCTGCAATTTTCCCGGAGTTTATGACAGGAAAATTTCAGGAAAAAAGTTGGACCCGGTTTACGCAAGGCTTGGGGATAGGTGAACCGGAAGAAGAGTACACGAAAGAGGATTGGCAGCGGGACGTGGAAGCCTCTAAACGAGTAATAGCACGGGCAGAAAAGGCGAAATATGAAAGAGTTGTTTAAATTAGCGGCTGTCATTACGATGGAGGGCTTAGAGGGCGTAAGATCTGGGCTGCAATCTATTGATAAAGAAGCTAAAAAGACACATAAGGCGCTGACCCAAGTCGGGCAAAAAGTTGCTGAAGTCGGCTCTAAAATGTCAATGCTGATAACTCTTCCTGTTGCTGCAGCTACCGCAGGAATTTTAAAGCTTACCGATGGCGCTTCCGATTTAAATGAAACAATAGACAAATCAGAACAGATTTTTGGAGATGCCGCAAAGCAAATTGACGAATGGTCAAACTCCTCTGCAACTGCATTTGGGCAATCTAAAAAGCAAGCAATTGACGCTGCTTCTACCTTTGCAATTTTCGGAAAATCTGCCGGAATGTCTGGTGACGAGCTTGTAAAATTTAGCACTCAATTTACACAGCTTGCTTCAGATTTTGCATCTTTCTATAACACTTCTCCAGAGGATGCAATTACCGCTATAGGGGCAGCTTTCAGAGGAGAAAACGAGCCAATTCGCAGGTATGGAATACTGCTTGACGATGCCAGTATGCGACAAGAAGCGTTAAAGCTTGGCATAATAGACAGCATAAAAAACGCATTAACGCCGCAACAAAAAGTAATGGCGGCATCTTCGTTGATTATGAAGCAGTCTTCTGATGCACAAGGCGATTTTCAACGAGCCTCTGGCGGCTTAGCGAATCAACAAAGAATGCTTTCTGCAGAGATAAAAAATCTTGCAGACGATTTGGGGAAAGCGTTTTTGCCAATTGTAACTAATATTGTAAAAATCATAAGGGGTGATTTTGTACCGATTTTAAAAACAACCGCCAATATCATTAAGCAAATTCCACCCGATGTTCTGAGCTTTGCCGCTGGAATGGGTATTGCTGCTGCAGCTATCGGCCCGCTTTTGGTTGGTCTTGGAAAAGCACTAACTGCGTACAAGGATATCCAGATTGCAATAAAAGGCGTGACTTTTTTACTTGCCGGAAACCCTTTTGGCCTTGCGGTGATGGGAGTCGCTGCCATTACCGGAGCTGTGATTGGGCTTGTAAACGAGTACAAAAACCTTCAGAAAGAACACCAGAAATATGTTTTACAGACTACAGAAAAAGCTGCTATTGACGAATTTACAAACAGAGTAAATAATCTCAAAAAAACAATTGTGCAGTATGGAGATGAGTTAAAAGATCCTGCAAAGGCACAAGAGATTTTAGGTGACCAGATGAAAGCGGCTACAGAGCAAGCTCGTCAACTTGGTTACACTGTTGAAGGTGATTTGTACCAAAGGATGAATAAGCTTGCACTTATATCTGACAAAGTCAATGGAGTCATGTATAAGTATGTAAATGGAAAAATGGTTGCCGTCGACTACACAAAACTGCTTGCAGAGGAAACTCAAGGTGAAGTTGATGTAACTTCTGAGCTTACAGAAGAGCTTGAAAAGCAATTAATTGCAAGAAGAAAGCTATTAGACGAGAGAGTTGAGCTTGAAGATGAGTATGCTAATAAGGTTTTTGAGCAACATGCAAATGACATTGAAATTCTTGATAAAAAATACAGGGAAGAATTGCTAAAAGCTGAGGAACTCGGCGCAGATAAGTTAAATATTGAAAAATGGTATCAAACTGAAAAGCAAAGGATAATTGACCAAGCTATATATGAGTATGAGCAAGCTAAAAACAAAGAAGTTGAAGAAGCGCAGAAGACAGCCGATAGAATTGCTGAAATTGACAAAGAGCTTGCGCAGACGCGTATTGAACTCGAAAGGGAAGTGGCGGAAGAGCGCAGAGAGAAAGTCAGTTCAGTTTTTAACTTCATCGATGGCGCTTTCCGGGGCTTGGGTGATGTAATATCCGGTTTCAGCGCTAACCGCATGACCGAAATAGATAATTGGGAGCAGCGCCAAATAGAAGCTGTCCAGAACAGCACGCTTTCTGAAGAAGAAAAGCAAAAGAAAATGGAAGAGATCGAAAAGAAAGCGGAACTGCGGCAAAAAGCTTTCAAACGAAAGCAGGCAGTCGCCGATAAAGCCCTGGGAATATTCAGCGTAGTTATAAACACCGCGCAGGCCATAATGAAAGGCTTCGCCTCAATGCCTCCGTGGGCCGCTGCAGTTAACGCGGCTATCGTAGGAACCCTGGGAACCATCCAGGCAGGGATAATCGCAGCGCAGCCTATACCGCTTGCAGAAGGGGCTTACCTTAAAGGCAGTGAAGCCGGTATCTATACAAATCTGGCAGAACGAAACACCGATGAAATCGTTTTCCCTGTGGAAAAAGGCGTAGACATTATGGCGAACAAACTCGCCTCTAAGCTAGCGATGCCGGAGCAAAGCCCTGTACAGTCAAGTCGTATAAGAGACGTACATGTACATATTAGCTCAATGATACCTGATGATGCTGTTGTTAAAAAAGTCGGTCGTGAAATAGAACGTGTGATGAGCTTTGACAGGCAAAGATTGGGAGCAACGGCATAATGGCAAACGCAGGAGACATATATCTGGGTGTGCTGGGGGAAGAAAATTTGCTTCCTCCTGGGGGGCGTAAGCTCCGTTTTGAGCAGCCTGAAGAGATCATTAGGGAAGGTCGGGTAGCAAGTGGAAAGTATTGCAGTGACTTGATAGCTACTAAACAAAATATCGTTCTCGATTACAAATTAGTTAACAGCACAACACTGGCTGCTTTTGAAGCGCTTTACGGTTTGCATCAAGAACTATCCCTAAAAATCTATCATAGCGCGGATACACACGACGATTACCTTGTAAAGATGTACCCTATCGCTAAGGTAAGAGAACTCATAATTAACGGCGGCATCTGGTCGGGTGTTGTCTTGACTTTTAAAGAGGTTTAAAAATATGGCGACTTTTAAGAAAGACTGGAAAGCGGGAGACAGACCTGTATCTGCAGATGCAAACCGATGGGAATCCAACACAGAAGAGGCGTACAATTTAGCCGATGAGGCTAAGTATTGGGGCCAACTGATGCACATCTCTGGCTGTGTTGGTGGCAATTCTGATATTGCAGTTGAGAGTGGATCTTATGTTGATATTTATACTACCTATGTAGGTGTTAAGCCACGACCAGGTGTAGGATGGGGTACAAATTTGGGCATTAGAATGATTGGTTTTAATTTGGACGTTTATTTTAGGCTGAGAGTTTTTATAGAAGGTGAGACCAAATATTTTGAGTCCCAAAATGAAAAAGATTATTACGATGCGCTTTGGGCTCCCCTTGTGCACGATGGCTCTTTGTATACTAATTTTACCGATGCAATAGTAAGAAAGAAGTTAATTGTCAGGGCTTACAATACTCATGAAACTCAAAGACCACTTTCTCCTGCTGCTGGGTTTTCATTTCAACTGTCAGGCGTAGCAGATTATGCTGACTATGCAATTGAAAGAGGTTTGTAATTTAATAGCCGGATCACCCTCGGCAGGGTGGTCTTTTCAGTTGTCCGGTGTGGTAACTTTCGAATAATTATGATTACAAAAAACTCAACAGGTGCTAATATCAGCGCGGGTTTTGTGACCGAAGCAAAGCGGCTTGTGAACCGTAAGCCCTGCGCCATGGTTGAATTTCTGTGGACTGACGCGGTCGTAGACCCCCTATTGTCTGTTGAGTCAGAAGATAAAAACTATAACGTAATTGTTGCCCAGGGTGATGTTTTGAAGCAGGTCACGGATTCAATAGATAGACCAACACATGAATATATAATCCTTGACGGTTCCTGGGTGTTAGATGAGGGCGTTAAAGGTTTAGCTCCTTATACTGTTCAGGAGGTCAACGAAAATCAGATCGGCTGGGGTTCCGATAGCCTGAGCGATGAGGACGGCGATTTTACCACCGTTCCCTTCCCCGCTATCACTGTAAATTTTGATCCCGCCGGAAGAGCGCTGACAAGTTTAAAAGTGGTCGGAGATTCTCTTTTGAATGAGTACCCGGTTAATTTCACTATCACAGTTTATAGTGCTACAGGGTTGATACATACAGAAACTGTAACCGGAAATACTGCGGTTTCGTGGCGTAAAGAGATTTCCGGTTTAGGTATTAATAATGCTGTTAAGATAAAATTGGAAATTAGCAAATGGTCGGCAGCAAACACAATTGCAAAGATTTTAGAATTTTTTACCGTCGAAACGGACATTTTTGCCGGTGATGAAATAGTATCCCTCGGAATTTTAGAGGAGCGCAGCGTGAAAAATGGATCGTCTCCGGTGGGAAATATATCATGCAATGAAATTGATTTAAAGCTCCAGAATGTAAAGATAACCGCTTCGGATGGCGTGACTTATAAAGATCCTTTCTCTTATGGAAACAATGTCAATAATAGATTTTATAGCTTCCTAAAGCCCAACCGAAAGATAATCGCCTATCTGGGTTTTAAAGCTGGCGGAGTAAGTGAGTACGTCAGAATGGGTACTTACTGGACTGTCGGTGATTGGCGATGTAACGAGATAGATTTTAGCGCCTCTGTTACT